TCTGGATTTATCCACTTTACTTTCAAATGTGGCCTTTCCTTTTTGGTTAAAGATCCTGATCGTGGCATTCTTGCCATTCAGCTCGCTGATCGGGCACATGTTTTCATCCAGTAGCTCATAACCAAACAGAGAGGCAGAGTCGCCTTGCTTGACGACTGCCCCTCCTTCGAATTGTCTCAGATTTGTCGAATTTAATAATGTCATTAAATCCTCCTTGTTTTAAGCGAATGAGCCGAAGTCTGTGATACGCTTACCATTCTGCGATTGTCCTACTGCCACATATCTGCGATTACCGGAACTTGCGATATATGTGATCCAGATATAACCGTCATTGTCTAACCAGCCATCATAGTTAATCTCTTGACCGGCGGTATAGACTGCTACGATGTCACCTAAAAGCCCAGCAGAGGAACGTACATTGAGCGCAGAGACTTCGACTGTAAATGTACCACTCTCTGGATTAAATTCACCAGAATCAACTGTAAGAGGCTCTGACGGCTCAATAGTATTTACTTGTGCTGGTTGTCCGTCAACTGGGAAGTAAAACCAGCCTACAATACCACTAAAATCACGGGTGTTATATCGTGCTGGACCACCCACGTATAGAGCGTCTGCGTTGCCGTCAATATTCTGTTCGATTGTCCGCATGGTATATCCGTCACTGTCTTCGATGACTAACCCTGTGTGGCCGTAAGAATGACCGTAGATGTAAGTGGTATCCATCACGAATACAGCACCAGCTCGTGGCTTACTATCAAGATTTCCCTCTTGGTTATATTCCACCTCATAACCTAAATCACGGGCAGAATTAAGCAGATTAATAGCATTGCCCCAAATGGTTTTTCCAAAAAAGTACGTAGAGATTGCATTAGGTAGTGCAGCACACTGCATACCCCACTGGCTCATAGATACACCAGTGCCAGCATCTGCTAACCCTTCTGCATATCCCAAAATATCATTTAAAGTAGCCATTTATTGCTCCTTTCTAAAGTCAAAAGCCACCACCCAAAAATAGGCAGTGGCCATTACAAAGATTGCTGTTTTAAGAGCCAGTCTTTTAATCAGCATTTGGCTCTTCGTATTCGAGCGCTCGTGTGCTATCTCCAAACCCTGTCGTTGTAGGATCTGGCACGATATTTAAAGCGTTGAACACTGTCAAACCTACAAGATAAGGGTTTGACACAAATTTACCAAGCAGGCCGAATACTGCGCCCCAGCTTGTCAAATCTTCGAATTTGATGCCAAAGTAAGCCAAGATAGGCAATACTAAAGCAAGTGCGAAGCGTGTTACAAATGCACGGTTTTTAAAACGTACTGTCCAGTTAATTTTCATAGTTGTTCCCTCACATCTAAATTATTGTATTTTTTATAGAGAGCGTCAATATACCCATTGCCACCGAGTTTTTTATAACTCTTGTGCATCTTGTGAATGATATCTGATTCATGCACCGTGGTATATCCACGCTTAATAGCTGTACTGATGTCACGCTCTAATCTCAAATACATAGTGACTAGATGAGCTTCATCGTGTACCACTAATTTTTCGTTTACTTCATTAATTTTCTTATTGTTGTCCTCGCCAACTTCTTGGACGGCTTCCACTGATTTTTGGATTGTGCCTAGTTCGTCTTTTAACTCATTAAACTGTTCTTTGTTTAAGTTAGCAGATTTGCTCGCTTTTAATCCAAACCAGCCTGTGGCCACAACCCCAATTGTCGGAGCGAGATGTGCGATTAGATCTGACAAGCTCAATCACTCACCAACCTTTCTAAATTAGAGGTTGTGGTGTAGCTGCAGCCACTGGTTGTGTTTCAAGATCTCCGCTTGGTTGTGCTGGTTTGTTTTCCTTTGGAAATTCCCATTTCCATACAGCCAACTTGCCGTCTTGCGACAATTTACCTTCTAGTTCTTCTACACTTTCACCATTGTAAGTAAAGTCAGAGTTTACTTGCACAAGCACACGAGTGCCTTCGCCATATTTGGCAGTATAGTTTGGATTATTGACAACGAAGATGTCGTGCGCTTTGTATTCTTTTCCAACTTGTCCAGTTTCTACCAGTTCCAATCCACGAGCATACAGAGTAGGATCAATTGGATTGTCTGTATCTGTTACACGAGCGAGAACTGACCAATCAGCCACCGATTTGATGCTTTGGATTTGTTGCGTCATCGCTTCGTTCTCCTTGGTCAATTCTTGGATTTTAGCGATAGCGTTATTGTTGGCCTCGACAGACTTGTCTAACTCTTTTTTGATTGCTACAACTGCGCCAGATGTGTCAAGTTCCATGCGGACGATATTCAATACTGCTTCGACCAGTGTTGCATCATCTTCGGTCATGCGGTTGGTTGGCAAAATTTCCTCAAATACTCGATATGGGAAGTCTTGCTTGATTGCTACTTTCGTAGTGTTAGCTACTGCATCGTATGATTTAAATTGTACTTTGTAATCCATTATTTAGTTACCTCGTTTTTGTTCTTGATTTCTTCAAAAAGATCCTTCAAGTCCTTATCGGACTCTAGGACCGAGCGATAGCTTTCAACTTCCTGAGCAAGTTGCGCTACAAGTTGCTGTGACTGTGTCAATCGTGCCCTAAATTCGGCTTCGTTGACTGTCTTATTTGCCAATTGGTTAGCTAAATCAGTGATGATTGCTATGTATGTATTTTCGTTCATTTAATTACCTCTTATCTAAATCCATATTTATCAAGCACATTTTGAACGTGACCGCCAGCGGCTCCACTAATCTGCCCATAACGTTTCATTATGCCAAAACAAGTCAAAAGATCCCATAGATACTGACCTATATCTCGACCACCACTCATATAAAAATGTCGTGAGTAAATTCCCTCGATGAAGAAGTCACCACGGCCAATGTAGTGCTTAACATTATTTTGGTTCATCGGTATCAGATAAGTATTTCCGTCATTTGTATTTCCATGGAAATTCCAAGGACTACGATTTTGTCCATTATTGTAGATCAGCACACGGTCGCCCACAAATTCTGTAAGGCTTTCTTCTTTACCGTTCCCTTTACCTGACCAGAGCCGAATACCTGCGAATGTTTCATTGTCGTGTCGTTCTACCTCTTTTGGATCTTTATTGTGATTCGTCCCGATTACCATCAAGGCGGCATTAGAATCACGAAATTGTTCTGCGATAAATCCGCTCTTCGTCAATTTTATAAATTGAGATGAGTTTGTATCATCAATTCTTCGAATCGTGCCTGTATTTGAATACAGATTCAGCGTTCCGTTATCCAAATCGAATACAGTTGAGCCCGTGTTTGCACTCAGCCTACCTCCTTTGACGTGTTCTGCAGAAATATCAATCGAAGCTAGTTGCGTGATAAAAGCTTTTTGGGCCATTAATTCTCTGATAAACGCTTGATTAGCAAGCAGTTTCTGAATCAAAGCATAATCAACTTGTAGTTTGTCTGCTGTTACTGCATTACTAGCCAAAACCGGTGTAGTGACTGATCCAGCCTTCATGTGCCCAGTTTCCACGCTCTCGCTTGCAATGTGACGACCCAAAATAGATCCATCGACTACCATGTCCCCTTTTACTTTAATCAATTTTGCAATTAAAGCAATAGACTCTGGCTCTTGTACCATTAAGGAGCTGATCGTTCTTCCGTTAATACTCTTGCCAGTACCGAAGGAAATTTGACTTGGTGTGATTTGGATATCCGTTTTTCTCACCATATCACCAATTTGGCTGGTGATTGTTGTGAATTGCCCATCTACGGTCTGTTTGTATTCGGCAATCTTAGACTCAATTTTAGTCTCTGAAGTGCCAGCTTTATCCAGTGGGCTGGGCCTAAATGCTGGAATCTTAGATCCACGGACTAAAATTGGATTTCGTATCCAAAACTCTCCGTTATTGATAGCATAGATGTAGAATGGGAAATTTCCTGTTTTGTTAAACTCAAAATCACGATTGGCAGTGAAATGGAATTCTGCTCGAATCCATCTATCTTTCGGTGTATTTTTGTCAGCAAAACCTTGAGCAAATATGGCAGTATTGTTTGAATGGTTTTTTAATGCAAACGCTAGGCCTTTGTCTACCTCTACACCAGATTTGATCATGTAATCAAATGCGATAGAGTATACATCACCTTGCAAAATGCGATCAATATAGATTGGAAAACAAGGTCCTAGCCATGTTGTGGACGGAGACCCATCAATTTTCATTTTGAAGATTCCGTCTTCCGGCCTTGAAAGTCTATTATTATTATTATTATTATTATTGGACACACTGTATTCAGTTAATGTGTCTGCAAATCTGATAAGATTGTCTGGTGTTGTATCGGTCGCAACACTTTCAAATCTTCGATTGATTCCAGCTACATCTTCCTCATATTTAGCTTTTGCTATGTAGCCTTGCTCTAGAATCTGCCTTGTTGCTTTCAGGGCATCAACAGCAGCTTTTTCAGAATATGTCAGCATGCGCTGTTCGAGTTCGCCATTTGGACCAGCTTTGATCTCTAATTGTGTTAATTGGGTCGAGAGACCTTGGATGGTTCTTTCAAAAGTGGCTTGCGCCTGTGTTACTAAATATTCTTGATCTTCAGGGGCTGGTTGCCACGGCCTTTTTTGAGTCCCTTTATACAGGTCGATTTCTGCTATATATAAATCAGATTGTCCGCTGTTCGCTCCGTTATTATCAAAACGTAAATAGGCATTATCAATGTCTCCAGAATTAAATTGGACCGATACACTTTCTAGGTCACTAATGCTTAATTTCTTGCCATTAATCAACTGTTTGACAATAGTGAAGCCTTGAGTTTCACCATTCCGTCTGCCCAAAACGAAAACATCATAAGATGTTAAAGCTGAATTGTTAAATCCTCTAAAGTTAAGAGTATAATCTGTATTCTTTTCTAACAAAAACCGATTGGAACTTATAACTTTTTCGGTTCGGTCATTGTTGGAGAAAATAAGTATTGGTTTTGAGCCGTTAAAATAGAATGGATGGTTCCCTATTTTTGCAATCCCATTGCTGCCAAAATACTTCGTACCTTCTTTATAACCAGTATCACGAATTAAGTTAGGTCCACCATTGACACCGATTGAGGTGAATTCTTCTTTGACTCCTGCCACTGTCTGCTCAACATAAGACCGATCTGCCTTGCCATTTGTGACATTGGTCAGATCAGAGATGGCTTTATCAGTCGTCTGCTCAAATCTAGACTGTGCGCCTTGGATATTGACAAATTGGCTTTGTGTTTGATCTTTGAAATCGTTGATCAGCTTCTGGATATCGGCATCACTGGTCTTTAATTGATCAGTAGTAGCTTTCAAACCTTGCATCTTCACTTCGATGCCATTATATTGAGCTTTAAACTCTTCTATAATTTCATTTTTGTTTGCTTGGTTTGCTGCATTGATCTTGTCAGTTACTTGAGCCGAAATTTCCTGCTTGACTACTTCAGCTTGTGCTTTTGCTTGCTCAATCCCGTCTGTTATTTTATGTTCCAGCTCTTTTGCTTGCTTGTCATACTCAGCATTAGCATTATCTACAAGCTTCTGCACTTTCGCTTCATATTCTGCATCATAAGACTTCATTTTCTTGTCAACGGAGTCATTGACCATTCCTGAGATAGAGTCTGCTAAAGTTCTTGCTACTTCTCCAAATCCGATGCTGACAAGCTTGATGCTCATTGGATTAAATTTGTATTTCGTGATCTTTTTTCGCAAATCGACATCGTAGCCCTCGTGGAAGATGCTCACGATATCAAACATGTGTACTGGTTGATCTGCCTGGCCGACAACATCAATCTCAAGGCTTTCTTCGATCATGTCACACAGAGTTTCACGAAAATAGCGCTTGCCGTATTCCTCAAGTGTTTTTTGATCCACTACATCCTGATCTTGTACTTCCATATCTGCTTCGTAGATATGCTTGTATTTATTGATCAGTGGGCTATCAATGGTCACGGTTAGGATCTGATCTTTCTTTCCTTCCTCGTGCGCTTCGATGACCTTTTTAAAATGGATCCGTGTTCTCAACTCTTTAGTGGATTTCGATTCCTGAAACGACTTCATGTTTTTTTTGTAGGCAAACAATGATTCGTTTTCGATTCCACCATTTTCTAACAATCGGACACTGTACTTATCACGGACAAGATCTCCACCCCATTGCCCAACGATGGAATGCTTGTCTTTGGCCAAGGCTTCCATCGCTGAGACATCTTTTAGATTTAGGGTGTGTTTGGACATCACGTCGGAAAAAAATGTAAATGGTGTCTCTCGTTTGAATCCAGCAACAAGCGCATTCATTACGGTCGCTCCATTTACTCGATCGACATTGATCTTGTTGATAGAATATCCATTGAGTAATGTCGCTACTTGATTAGCATATACAGTGACATATCCGTGTTGCTTCTCGACTTCAAAGATAGTAAAGTACTGCTCTCCGTGTAAGTCATCAGCAACTAATTCTGTTTCCGGAATTAACAATGCCCATTTGGGGTCTGATGTGGGAAATTTAAAGGTAAGCTGATAGGTGCTGTTAGCTTCCTGGACGATTTCAGAGCTAAAAGCTTCGTTAAGAGGGAAATTACCCTCTTGCAGATAGATCATACTTTATACCTCCAGTTCCCTTTGATTGTGATTTTTGAAACCGTTCCTGAAACTGCAATCCCAGACATACCTGGAGCAATTTCGAAGAAACCGCCTCGTTTTCTCAATGTATTTTTCAGATTTCCATTTTTGTCGTAAACATTTTGTTTTTTGTGACGACAGTCAATTGTTGCCTTTGTATCAATCGTGAGTTGCATGGTTTGCTTCCCAATGGTTAGAGAGACATCACCATTGCCCTCGATTGTAATGACAGGTTCAGAATATACCGTTCCTGGATTGTTTACTGTGCCGTTACCTGCTAAAGTGACTGCAGCATCATTATTTAAGTAACGGAATGGATGCATCTTTAACTTGATTTCTAAAGTCCAAGCATGCAAGCCGTTTTGTTTAAATGATGCGCTCTGGAAATCAGCATAAAAAATAGAGCCTGGCCGATGACTAAACTCTATTTTATTTTCTTCCTGCTTGAATTGATTTACAATCATTTCAATTTCGCTTGTTTTGACAACGTATAGACTTACTGTCTTATCGTACCCATCATAAGCTCCATCATAGAGATTATAATCTCCATTGGCTCCATAAATCGTATTTGATTCGACCCTTGGTGTTGCCGTCTGGTCTTCTCCAAAATCTGTCACATAGCAGTTTGGGATTGATCCAGTGTCAAATCCATTTATAATCATGTTAAACATTAGATTCCCTCCCTCGCCATGATTTTAGAATATCTTTGATAGCTGTTTTGTGCCAAAATGTCACCGTCCAGGTAAGTTTCTGACGGTTTTTCAAGGATAGCAGTAAGGATCTTTTCTAAACTTGCTCTCAGAATTGCGATCTCAGCAACGATATTTTCACCAGTATAGCTATTTCCTGTGGATGTTTCTTTAAATAAAAATTGCTGGCTGGCTTTTTTCATTTCTCGCAAGAATTTGGCATCTTCTGGGATTCCGACCCCTGCCGCATATCTTGGAAAACCGAGATTTTTCATCAATCGTTTAGTTCTATCAGCTCGCAATACTTTGGATCCACGAGGCAAGTTGAGTACAACATCCCGTCCGTCTGGTATGAATGAGCTTCCGTCCGGTAATGTTACCATTTCTTTATAGACTGCATTTCGCTGGTCGTTAACCATTGCAAGACCACCTTCGTGGAAGTTCGTACCTTTTTCGTGTCTTGATCCGAAAACACGGGAGAATGAGTTGACCACTTTATTTACTACTTCTGTAGCAGTGATAGTCGTGTGGTGACTTGTTGGAATACCGTTGATAGCATTGGTTGCACTGTTTGCAGCATTAACCGCACTAGTGCTATCGCCTGTTGCGTACTTAGTTGGGCTTGGTGTAGCGTTCCAAGCGTTTTGATTATCAATCGCTTGTCTTGCAGCGGTTATCGCACCAGTTGGATCACCTAATTGTGGTTTAACAGGGCTTGGAGTGTTATTCCATTCTTGCTGTTTGTTAATCGCTTGCTGTGCAGCATTATTCGCATTGCTTGGATCAGCGGTAATTTGTTTTGTTGGTACGTTAAATCCGTTATATAATCCTAAAGCGCCCATTGCTTGGTTAGTTCCAAGCGTTACACCGTCTGGAGTTGCAATCAAGTCCGTCTTATGGTCTGTAGGTAGTGTTAAGATGCTAGACATCGCACTGGCGATAGCGCTCTTGGTCTTGTCTTCTGCATCCAAGTTGACTACGTGAGCCATACCAGTTAACGAATCAACTGCCAGTTTTACACGTTCAGCCTTATCGCTCGCAGCATCTTTTAAGATCAGTTCTTTCTGCTCTGGTGTGAGTGTATTCCAACGCTCAATGATCGCAGTAGCACGTTCACCCGATGATAGGAAGTCAGTATTCTTCATTAAGAGTTCTTTAACTTCCGCTGGCATAGCATTGTATTGTTCTAACAATGTTTTATTATCAAGGATGGCTTGCATACCTTGATTGTTGCCTACGACTAATTCTTTTTCTGCCGGGGTTAAGCTGTCCCACTTACCAACTTCAACCAGCGCTTGACCGATTGTCATCTTAGCGTTAGTTTCAAGATTTGCGTTCTTGAGGATAAACTGCATATTCTCCCAGCCGTTTTCAGCTTGAAGAGCTTTAGTTACTTCTTCTTGTGCATTAGTTTTTACTGACGCTGTCTTCGGATCCCAGATGAGGCTTTTCCATATTAGGTTGGCCTCTTTCGTTTCTTTAGACATATTTACAGTATCTTTTGCAACCATGCCGGAAGAACGTCCAATGACGTCGGCAAACTGATCTGCCTTAGCCATCATCTTATCGTAATCAAGGCCAAGTTCTGCCCAGCTTTTTCGTAATTGGCTAAAATACAGCTCACGTTGTCGATCATCGCCAAAATTAAGCGGTACTTTTTCGCTCAGTTTCTTTTGAAGAGCAGCATACTCACGGCCAAATGCTTCCATTTTGGATTTATGCTGAGCGCTTAACTCTTCCATTTTTTGGTTATATTCGGCTTTATTGATAGTTTTTTTGTCGTACTCTTCTTTTAAAGCTTTTGTTTGGTCTTCGTAAAGTTTGATCTCATCTTTCAACCATTTAGCAACGACTCCAGAACCTTTTCTCAACTGGGTCTCATTCAAGTCGTTGATCTGGCCATTCATCGCTTTAATAATCGCTGTGCGCTCATCTGCAGAAAATTTCTGCATTTCCAGTTGTTTGTTGATAAATTGGTTCTCATAATCGTAGATGAGTGCTTGTTCTTCACGAGTGATCTTACGTTTTTTGTCAGACGCATCTTGATAGATTTGGATGATCTCATCAGTCATTGTCTGGACGTTTTTCTTCTGCTGTTCTGCTTGTGCTACAGCACGTTTTTGGACTTCTTCTGAAGCTCCAATTTTTTCAAGATTTTTTTGAGTGCGTTGAAGATCCTTGTCAATCGCTTTTTGCAGATCGCTCGAAAGTCCTTGCACACTCTTACGGACATTTTCAACGGCCTGAGATCCACCGTTTCCAAAACCAATCATTGCTTGATGGGCATCATCGATTTTAGCTTTTAATTTCGATAGTTCCTCTGCTTGGACCTTGTTTACCGAAGTTCCCCAGGTCCGAGTCCTCTCGTCTGCATCTGCCATTTCTTTGGCTACTGCAGCAATCACACCAACAGCAACACCGCCTATTAGGACTCCCCAGGTGACAGGGTTCCCAAGCAGTGCGATCCCTTTTGCTAATAGACCAGTAGAAGCTACTGCACCTTCTGCAGCAGTGCTAGTTGCAGTGATTCCGGTTGTTGCAGTTTTAAATGCAGAAGAAAGACTGCTACCTTGTTTAAATAGTTGGAATGTCTTGCCTAATACAGAAAGCCCACCACCGACTTTACCAATACCTTGAGTGAGGAAGCCGATACCTTTAGTGATTCCTCCGATAACTCCGATACCTTTGCCAAGGATTGATAAGGCTGGACCTGCGCCTGCTGCAAGCAATCCCCATTTAATGATATTTTGCTGTTGAGACTCGCTCATTTCACTAAAAGCCTTGGCCATGTCAGCCAGTTTTGAAATCCATGGTTTCACAGCCTGCAAACCTGAATTCATAGCTTTCAGAAGCGGTCCACCAAATTCAATTGCTAAGTCAGTAATTTGGTTTTTAAAGATTTTCAATTGAGATTCTGTCGTTTCATAGCGCTTTTTGGCTTCGTTCGTGAGGGCTGTATTTTCTTTCCACGCTCCATTTGCAGTTTTTAAGGCTCGTGATAGCAAGTCTCCAGCACCAGCCATACGTTGCATAGTATCTACTTCTTGAGTTGATTTGATACCCAGTTCTTTTAAAGTTTGGGTTACATCCCCACCGGACTGCTTGACTTTTTTCAATCCGTCAAGAAATGCTAATAAGGCGATTTGTGGTTCTGTTTTCCACTCATGAGCAAAGTTTTGAGCGCTCATTCCAGATACTTTCGCAAATAATTCTAGCTTTTTACCACCAGAAAGGACTTGCGTGTTGATTTTTTGCATGACACGAGAGAATGAGCTTCCCCCTGCTTCTGCGTTAATACCCACGGAACTCATAGCGGTTGCTACTGCTAAAATCTGCGGTTCAGTCAATCCTACCAGATGCCCTGTACCTGCTAACCGCAAGCCCATTTCCAGAATCTCAGATTCAGTTGTTGCAAAATTATTTCCGAGGTCAACAATGGTTGATCCTAGTCGTCTAAATTCAGATTGTGGCATCTGAGTGATATTTGCAAAACGGGCCATTGCGGTAGCAGCTTCATCAGCAGTCAAGTTGGTAGATTCACCGAGGTCAATCATGGTTTTCGAAAAGTCAACAATGTTTTCTTTTTTGATCCCTAACTGACCTGCCGCTTCCGCTACTCTCGCAATGTCCGCAGCACTCGCTGGCATTGTCTTAGATGCCTCACGAATAGCATTTGACATCTTCTTGTATTCGCCCTCAGTAGCGTCAACCGTTTTTCTAACTCCGGCAAAAGCAGACTCATAATCTACGGCAGCCTTAACTGCAAATCCTGCGCTTGCAATCAACGGGGCTGTCACTCCTTTGGTTAATGTTCCTCCAAAGTCAGAGACTTTCTTCCCAAATTTTTGGATGTTATCTCCACTTTTAACAAGGTTCTTCCCAAAGTTTTCCATTTTACCAAAAAAGCTATTTTCACGTCCAACAGCTTTCAAGGCTTGCTCTACTTTGTAGAGTTGTCCTTCCATTGCTGATAATTTTGCATTTTCTCTCTCAATATCAGCAGCAGCTTTGTCAAATTTAGCAGATCCAGGATCGAGCTTGTCGAAGTTCTGCTTCATTTGATCGAGTACTTTCTTTTGTGCTTCAATGGCCTGTCCTAAAGACTTGTATTTTGCTTTGAGGAGTTCAGTACTCTTACCATTGTTTTTCAATGTGCTATCGAGCGCTTTGACATTATTTTGGAAATACTTCACAGCGTTCTTTGCACTTGTTAAGCTAGGATTGAACTTTGACACGTCCAGCCCTAGTTCGATGTACATTTGTCCTAGTGGCGTTCCACCTGCCATTTTTCCTCCTTTTACAAACAAAAAAAGCCCAAAGAGGCTTTATGCTTCCATTTCTCCAAAAATGTCAGCTAGATCTAAAGACGCATTTTCGGTTTGATCTTTATCAAGATCAATAATTCCGATCAGATCTTCCCAGCTTAATTCCATCACGTCATGGACATTCATGTTATATGGTCCATCAGCAACTTCCTTAACGAATTTGTAGAAACGTTTTAATGCGTTTTTAGGATCTATTTTTTCCCCTTTGGGTCCACATCACCCACAAGATGAGCATAGATTTCGGTGAACACTTCAATGATTTTTGCAAAATCTGTATGTTCTAGCAATTGCTCTACTGTCACATTTTCAAATAGTGACGCAATGAAGCCTAATTGTTGGTCCAATTTTTCAACTTCTGTCTTATCTGATGTGAGTGAGTCGTTTAATACAAGGTAATCACGATAATCACGAGTAGTAATTTCTTTACTAGAGTAAAGTACATCTTCTCCAGCATCATTCTTCATGGTAAATGTAATTTTTGACATTGTTTGCCTTTCTATAATTAAAAAAGCACCGAATGGTGCTTATTTCATTTTGTCCAAATTTTATTTAAAAATTCAATTTTATTAACATCATTATTGGAATTATCTTTGTTCATCGCATAGACTATTGCGATAGTTGCCTTTCCCCCAGCTCTAATCACAACACTTTTTTTAGATTGGACTGCGACAGTGTCGTCATTAGTGATAACTGAGTCGTATGCGAGATAATTTCCTTTATCATCACTTACAAGCATTTTCCCTGGATTGATTTCAATGTTTGAAGAATCATTATTGGTAATAACCAAAGTTACTGTAACTGGTATAAAACTGTTAGAGTCATGTTCCATTGCCAGCATTCCAGAGGTTTGTTTTTTGGGTTCATTGACTGTGATTTGAGTTTTGTCGAAAAGAACTCCGTCCCCAAATTTGTAGTTAGTCAATGAATTCATCCCAAGAACAAATTCATTTGCTTCCAGAAATAAATCGTGATCTACGTTTGATACGTATGTAGAGAGCTTATCTTTTACCATCACAGCTCTATCTTTTTCTTCCTTTACGCTCTCTAATTCCTTGTGTGCCTTAGAAAGTTGATTATTGGAATTTACGAGCATAATAGCAAGTACAATAGAAACTAGCGTGATCATAATTGTTAATGTTATTAAAACTGTATTTTTCTTATTTTTCATAACAAAACCTCCACAACTTATTATATCAATAATTGTAAAGGTTTACAACGATATAAAGATAAATAAAGGGGCTAAATGCCCCAATTATTATCCTGCTGCTGCCATACCGAGTTTTGCTTTCAATTTCTTGATTTTTGCTTCATCGCTACCAAAGTACATTGTACCGTACTTGTTCTTGGTTTGCTCATCAGTACTTGCGCCTGCAGCGAATGATACATCTGTAGTAGCAAGCTCATCAGCTTTATCTTTGATCGTGTTGAGATCAATTGCATCCATTGAAAGATTCCCTTTGTAGAATCCGTAGTAAGCTCCACCACCATCTGCAGTGTTTGATTCGAGCAAAATAGCGACATCTTTTGAAACTGTATCAGCTCCAAAGTCAAGGATGTCATCATCGTTTTCGTAGCCGAGCGCTTTGACGTAAAGTGCTACTGGGATATCCAAGAGACCAAGATCTACTTTGACATCTCCAACCCCACGGTTGTTTACATGGTAAGCAATGTTGCTTCCGAATGTTTTTGTAGGGTCAACGGCAAGACCAGAGATTTTTGCGGTTTGAGTCGCACCTTCTCCTTTTTTACCTTGGATGATAAAGAGGTTTTCTCCCTCTGTTGGGGTTTGATTCCCATCCAAAATTCGAACTGTAAGGCTTTTAAAACCAACTGTAGCAGTTCCTTGTTTTTGTTGTGTCATATTAAATTTCCTTTCTAATAATCGTCATACAGCTTGCTCTTTCCTTTATAGGTCCTGGCATCTGCATAGCGTTTGATTTCAGGGATCCATTCATCTAGACCCCCAGCAATTTGGTAGAATCCTTGCGATTCCATCACCTTTTCGACTAACCCTTGCAATTTTTTGCATTCAATTCGATTGGTCGATTCAACATTGATTTGATAAAGAAATGTTTTCGAAAAGCTTGTATTACTTCCCTGATCACTTTGGGTAGGTGGCCCTAGTGGGATAATAACAATACTCGTCTGATCTGTTGGTAAGGTTTCAGGACGCTCAAATGATTTGATAGTGATCTTAGAAAGTTCCTCATCGCTCATCAGAGCATCATATATTTCTGATATCTTGTCTTTAATCATCCAAGCCCTTCTCCTTTCAATTTAGTTGCTAACCTATATTTAAATTTTTCTTTGTTGGCTTCCGAAAATCTTCGAATAACACCGAATCCCCTTGGATGGGCCTTTTTGGCATATCCAAATTCGTTCAAATGCTCCAACCGCCAACGTGAGCCAGCGCCAAAACCAAGCTTAACCATTGGCACTCCTTCAAAAGCACCCGTTACATTTCCGACTGTTGCGCTTTCAATTGTTTCTCCAGTCTTTCTAAAAACTTCTAGAGCGATTTGAAAGTCTTCGAGTGTTTCAGTTGCTGCGCCTTTCAAAGCTCTATTCGCAGACCTTCTCACTTTCGCATCGCCAAGCTTTGCTTCTAAATTCCGGATGACTTCATCGAAGCCTCTTAATGTAGCGCCACTAGTCATTTGATTCACCAATAACAACAATTAAATAATCACGGTTGTCATAATCGGGGCGAACGTCAATGATCTGCCATTTTTTATTTTCTAATCGGTGATCATTCACTTGTACAAAATGCTTATTGTCAGGTTGATAACTTGTTAAAGGATCTCTTATTTTTAAGGTCATCTTTGCAGTCATTGATTTTCCTGTTGAAATTTCGATATCCTTTAAACTAGGTGAGTAAACTTTAGCAAATGTATAAAATACTTTTTCAAAGCTCACATCCCTGCCATCTAATCCTTCAAGTACTTTTGAGTTATAAAACTCCACAGGAGTTCTTAATTCACTTGTATTGGTTTCTGGTTTCTTGTATTTAAACTCAGGCTTATTCATCTTCCACAACTACATCTTTGCTTAGATTGTTCGAAGCTACTAAATCGTATTCTTTAACAAAATCAGGTAATTTCTTCATCAATTCGTTTTTTCGATCATCATCAACTTCAAAAATGTCTCCAACGTGTCGGACAACATTTTCTTTCAAGTCAAAGAAATCTTGGATTGTTTCTAGCACTCTTTTCCTCCTATTGGGTGGTTTTGAAGTGATAACTCAAGGAGTTCTCCTTGAAAATTTGCAAAGAAAAACTCGACCTGATCATTGTACAGATATCTTGCACGTTCCAAGACAAGCTCTTCAGTGCGAGAATCTGACAAATCAAAAGCTCCTGTTAAGTCGAGAATTGCTTTTTCGGATGAGACTAACATCCTTGAAAGATTCCCGTCTTCTGCATCATGAAAGATTTTCATCCGCTCCTTGAATGTTCCTAGAAGCGGATGAAATTGTTTTGTGTCTTCCATTCGGTGTCACCACCTATTATTTAATTTTCAATACCCAGACAGCAGCAGTCTTTTCATCATGAGCCTTACCATAAGCGAATTGCTTAGCAGTGTAGAGGTTCAAATCTTCGAGAGCGTAAGTCTCAGTGAAGCGACCAAACTCGATTCCACCACCTACGAAGGCATCGTAGCGACCTTTGACGAATGTAGTCACTTTACCAGCGGTTTGAGCAACTGATTCAACCAAGATCAAGTTGTACGGCATTGCAGTTACATACGTTCCTTGAGCGTTCAAGGAAGTGTATTGTTTCTTGACATCCCACGCATCCGCTGGGTTGACTACCATCACGACATTTCCTTCAACTGCTACTGGGTTGCCGTCAGACTTAACAGAGTGATGTTTGTACACCACAGTCAATTCTTTAACAACTGTCGCAGAGTCAGCAAATGTAAGGTTTGTAGTTTGGGCCTCTTTTTCTGCAAAAGTTGTTTTATTGCTAGCTGCAGTTCCAGTGAGGGTACGAGAAAGACCGATGGGCTTGCCATCTCCGTCACCGTTCAAAAAGGCAGCTTCCAAAGCAGCAGCGAACGCTTCTGTGATTTGAGCAGATACGAATGATTGCAACCAAGCAGGTCCGAATTTTTCAGAGTCTTTAGGGATGACTACAAATGCAGTCAATTTGTTTTGGATTGCTTCTTCTTCGTTGAAGGCTTGTTTCAATTGGCCTTGAATTTCCCCGTTGATCTTGCCCCAAAGAGCTGTTCCGGTCTGAGTTGATTTGAGGAATTTAAGGCGGATGCCAGCGTTCCGCAATCCGATGTGTTGCAAGAGTGGGCGAGATTTCACCATATCATCAAAGATACGGTCGATTGTTTCTTGTGGGAAGAGTTTTTCTACTCCCACAGGGGCAGTTTTGTCGATGTCGTTGAAGAATTCACGAGCTTCCGCAGTCAATTTAGCATCATAAGGGTTCATTGCTGAAACTTCCTCATGAGCAGCATGACGAGCTTGTTCCATCATTTCATTTGTCATCGACTCGATCATTTCATTGTAGAGTTTCGCTTGTTCTTCTTGAGGTGCACCATTTGCTACAGCGTTCAAGAAGTTCTGACGAATTTCGTTGAATTTGTTAGATAATTTCATTGTCATTGTATTTTTCCTTTCTAAAATGCAAAAAGACCGAACCCTTTCGGTACAGCCTCGTTTGTGTTATTTTCTGGACTTTCTGGAATATTGAATTTTTTCTGTACAAATTCGCTATTTTTAAAAGTCTCACTTGCGATTTGTCGAGCTTCTAGCTTATTAGCTACCAGCTCAGCGATTTTATCAACATCAGGAGTCATTGCCGACTTCATCTTGTCGATAAAATCATGTGGAATCATTGGAGTTTCGCTTGCAGCAAACGTAGGAGCAATTTCTCCAGCAAACATGATTCTGTCGGCAAAACCTTGATTTACTGCTGATTCAGCATCGAACCAGGTAGTCTTGTTCATCAGATCCAATAAATCATCCAACGCTTTCCCAGTCTTATCAACATAAGCATTTGCGATTGATTTATTAAAACCTTCAAGTACTCCAGCTTCATGAAGTAGAGTGTTGTGGTCTCCGTCAACTCGTGATGACACGTTGTGGATCATGATTTGAGCAGTAGGGCTAATTTCTACTACATCACCAGCCATTGCGATAACGCTCGCTGCGCTTGCAGCAATTCCCACGATTTTAACAACTACTTTCCCTGAGTAGGCCCGTAATGCAGTATAGATTTCGCTACCTGCATATACATCTCCTCCCCCTGAATTGATGTGAACTTCAATGTCCTCACCAGTTTCCGGTAATACTACATTTTTAGGAGCGGTACAGTCCCAATCAAGCCAATCATAAAGCCAAGCATCATCGTTTGACACGATTGTTCCTTTAATCGGAATCACTTTCATCTTCTTTCTCACCTCCCTTCTCTACATCCTCACCAAGTTGATAGTTCTTAGTGATCAGAGGCTTGTCGCCCCACGGTACAGCTTCAAGACCAAGTTCCTCACGGACTTCATTGATAAGCATGGATCCTGAAGAAATTAGCTTGTCAATACTTTGAGCAAGCGAGAATTTGTCTCTTTGTCCTTCACCAACAATGACAAGACGCTTATTGTCTTTGTACTCGCTTTTACTTAGTAAAGCAAAGTTCAGACCATCGCTCATTTTCTTCACAAGCGACTGGTAGCAATAGCTATTAAACATCTTCTGACTATTTTCCAGGTTTGCCATATCCCCATGCATCAGCGCAGTTGGGATTCCTAAGATGTCAGCTACCTCATCATCGAATTGCCTACGGAGCTTTTTAAGCTCATCTACAGACAAATTCGATGTACCTGTAGTATTTGTTAGCTCAGAGTATTCCATTCCCTCTTGAGCTGGGACAATCGCTACTGTCTTGGTTGTAAATGATTTAAAGAGACCATCTGCATATCGTTGCATCTTTTCACGTTTTGATTCGTCAAAACTTGCATTCGTTCTAGTGCTGAGTACTCCACGAATTTGATTATTCCGTGCAAGTGCTTCAACCAGTCGAGTGTGTAGTTTTTCATAATCATTGAAGAGTTGAGTGAAATATTCTTGAAGACGATTGTTGTTGTATTGCAAGAAAATGACTTCATTCATCTTGAATGGTTTCTGGAAAGTATAGTTTTGACAACTCACAGATGTGAATGTGTCATCAAACACAGCATATTTCTGTCGGATGTATGAGTCGGCAATCAATAACTGATCATCATTCGACAAGAAAATTAGTACTTCGTTCTTGGTCAATAAGCGATAAACTGCCTTTTGCCAAAACTCAGAAGCTGATTCATTTTTATTGGGCCTTACATTTAGCAGATAATCCCAATCAGTAGCCTTCTTTTTCCCGTTATCGATGAATTTAAACTCAGATCTTGCAAAGATGCGGGCCACAAACTCAGCAGCCTTGTCAATTGACAAGCTCTTTAGTTGCAGATTTCCAAAGATCCGCTCCAGCTCATCGAATTCAAAACTCGGTTCTGGAACTTCTCGCTTGAATAAATTTAGCCATCCCAAGGCACCTCCTCCTTTCTAAAATTTTATGCCTACCACCCACCCGGATTTTTTTATCGTTTAAAGAAAGACTTTTTGGATCGTTTTAGTTCCTTCTTGATTGATTCAAACTCTTTATTTGTTTGTTCGACATTTTGACCACAAATATCTTCATGTCGTTTCACGGACTGGCTTAAAGTGTTCAATTCAGCACTGATTGAAGCAATCTTGTTCAACAATTCCATGTTTTCTTTGCTTACTACTGCAAGCTCACATTCAAGCCCTTGAATCTTTTGTTCAAGTTGTTGTTTCTTCTTCATTCGTTTGTTCATTTTGTTGTCCTTTCTAAAATTCCCAATCTTCGATCACATCAAGAAAGTCTCCAACAGTACTTTCTTGAATGATTTCTCTCTTGTAGAGAGCAGCAATAAAGGCATGGAAGCCGTCAGTCTTTCGTCTCAACGGTTCCTTTTTCAAAAATCTCTTGTTTCCGTCTTTGTCTTCTTTGACAAAGGTATTATCGGTATACCAGAGCATTGATTTGTCGTTTTCAAAAATGAATCTTTCATTTGCAAATCCATCTTCAATAATTGGAGCTACCTTCGACTGTATCGCTCCTGGATTTCGCAAAAATTCATACTCAAAATCAGCTTCTTCCAGCAATGGTTTCAGCAGGTCCATCCTAAATCCATCTGCGCAGACAATTTCGATATTGTAGAGCTTTCGCCACTGAATCAATTTGTCAACTAGTAATCTTGGATCTATACTTGGACCGTCTACGATAGTAAAGAGCCCTTGCTCCTGCCATTCACGGATTGGAGCCTTGATCTTAAACATATCCAAGAATTGCTTTCTTGCAAAACTGTGTTGCTTCCAGATAAACTCATCACCGTTTTTAAATAGCAGTCCAACACTGGCAAAGTCTCTGATGCTTGCGTAGTCAAAACCAGCAACGCAAGATCTTCCTGAGAGATCTATGCCAGGGCTTCGCAATGCAGCCATTAACTTTTCACGAGTGGTGACATCTTTTTCGATGTCGGCTTCTGGCAGATTCATCCGCTTGGTCATAAATTCCTGTCTACCTGATGGTTCCAATTCCAAATCATCATAGTCAGCTTTCGTTCTAGCTAATAGACGTTTGGCGTAAGGTGTTGTTTCATCCAGCATTGGATTCGCTTTTGGCCAATTAGTCATATCGTCCACTTCTTCCGGATCATCTAACTTGCAGATAAAAGGGAATAGGCGGAACTCGTCAAGCTCGCCATTCAAGATCTTCATAGATTTTTCAATCATCTTGTCGTAAAACCCTTCACGAACGTGTCCATTTGTACCGTTGTAAAAGGTTCGAGCATGGGCAATCTTACCAAGTCCTGATCGCTGGATTTTAACAGCAGAGTCATTTTCAAACTGGTGAATTTCATCGAATTCAAGGCAGCCATCACGAGCCGAGTCCATTGTCTTTGGGTTGTTTGTCCGATAAGAAAAGACCGAGTTATTCCCTCGGCCTGTAATAGACATCTTTGTCAAATAGTAATGGTCTTCCAATCCTCTTCGCTGGACAGTCTCATAAACTTCCTCAAACGAGACCTTGCCTTGCTTCTCAGAGTTAGCTGTGATAGTCACATCATAATCTCGGATGGGATACAGTGGGCTGATGAAGAATGCGTCCCGGCTGGACATAAAACCATTCTTTCCTCCCCCACGAGCAAGGGTCAGCAATATTTCATCAAATTGAGGTTCGCCATCTTCTTTCCGAAAAAGAAAGATAAATGGCGTGATGAACTTTTGATACTTAGCCAGTGGAAAGAAATTCTTCTCGGTGAACTGGATATATTTCTCAATCAAATCATTGTCAAAATATAAATCATCCCTCGGATAGATTTTTTCCTTGATGATTTTGAATAAGAGTGAGCGTTCTTTGTTGACTTTGATTTTTCCTGATTCGGCAAGTTCGATGTATTCATCAATCAGAGGATGAGAAATCACAACAGATCACTTCCGTCCGATGGTGGTTTCTTCTCGACTGGTGAATTTTCAACCTCAAAGTCAAATGATCGCTCAATCGCTAGTAGCTGATTGCTGGTTGTATTTATTTCTTTGATTAACGAGTTCGCTTTTTGAAATCTTTGCTGACCGTTATGGACGGTGATGACTAATCCATCTTGTTTGAGTCGTTCTTTCAACTCATACAGTAAACGGACCAGATAGAGATAGCGATGAACTTTCTCATACTGAATCGCATCTTTCTTTCGTGTGCTGAAATTGCCAATTTTGGAAAGTAACTGATTTTCCAATTCTTTTATATTTTTTTCTGAGTATTCTTCCATGAGCCCCCTCCCCCTTAAAAAATAGTGCTTTGCATTTGGACAATCGACCCCTCCCACCGGTTCCCAGAGACCGATTTTTTTCGATTTTTTTCGACCGGGGGGTCTTTGAATTTTTCAAAATTTTAAATTTTCATCCCCACCATTCGTCCGAACGAAAATTTTTATTTTGCAGTTTGGATGATTTGCGAAATTGGAAGCGATGATGTCGCTTATTGTGACACTCCTTGCACAAAGTGCGAAGGTTGTCGATATCTAGAGCAAACTCTGGATAATATTCCAGCTCTTTGATGTGATCGACTTCGAGGTTATCTGTAGTCACCTTCCCCTCATCTCGACACCAGACACATTCAAAATGATCTCGACTCATTGCTTCGAGTCTTAATTGTCTCCATGATTTTGAAAGATAAAACTCTCTGCGACTTTCTCTTGTCGAAACATCTACTTTCAAATCTTAAATCCTCTGTAACATTTCATACTTTCAATTATCTATTTCTGAAAACTATGTTGTTTTTCTCTCTTGAATTAGACATATCTTATATTCTGTCTGATTCGCCCCGGCATTAAAAAGCCGGTGAAATAAATGGATAGCAGGTAACTAATAAAACTAATTAGCGTTTTACTCGTTGTGTCTAATTGATAACTATAAATCAAAATTAGACATGGCTTTATCTCTTTGATCTTGTCTAATCCCAATGTACCTCAGCGTGATCGCAGGAGATGAATGATTAAATAGATCCATGAGCATTGCCACGTCTTTAGTCTTTTTATAGTAATGATAGCCAAATGTTTTTCTCATCGAATGGGTGCCTATGTTCTCAATCCCACACTCGATAGCTGCGGTCTTCAATATCCAATCGACTGTCCGTCTGTCCAGTGGTTTGTTTTTCCCGATGCGACTTTGAAATAGATAATGATGCAGCGGCATATCTTTGATATATTCTCTGACTTCTTTCTTCAAAGTCTTTGTCATCTTGAGCTGTTTCCTTTTTCCAGTCTTCTGCTCTTTGATTTTGATATACCAACCTTGCACATCCTTTACTCGTATTCGAAGAATGTCGCCCACTCGCAATCCAGAATTAATGCCAAATAAAAAGAGCAAGTAGTTTCGCTCATTCCATTCTCGTAGATATTCCTTCATCGCTTGGATGTCATCCTTATCTCTGATTGGATCCACAATGTTCATAGTGTCACCTCCCTTCACGTTAAAATAAAAAAAGCCAGCATTGCTGACTTGCTGATATTAGGAGTACAGGATTCGAACCTGTGACACGCCGGTCATAACCCGACCGCTCTACCGACTGAGCTAACTCCTAACCCGTTTCATAAGGATCCATCTGTTCGGTTTTACCCGATGATATAATTTTACCACCTTATTTTTAATTTTTTTCCACACTTTCGGCTGTATTTTTAACTTTTTTCCAAATTAATATTAATCTTAGTATTCGCAGATAGTTCGTAGATTTTCTTTTCAAGCCCACTAAAGAATGGCTCGATCACTTCCTTGTAGGCAAGAGACTTACTACAGTGCAAGTATTTGATTGATGCTCCTTCCACAGTTAGAGTTCCATCAATGTATACTTCTTTGATTGCAGCCCATTGTTTTTCGGGTGTTAGAATTTTGATAGTGCTGATTGCCTCTCGAAGCAATTCGAGACGATGTAGTTCTGGATCCGATTCTTTTTTGATAATATCGGCCAGGGCTTTCGGTGTCATTACCTTATTACTTTTGATCCCTGTATTTGGATCGGTTGGTTTCCAAGGCACTTCGATTTCTTCAATTCGTTCCTTGATTTCTTTTTTAAACGGATACTGTTGCAAAGCCAAAATTAAATACCCAAACCGACTTCTTAGATTCATTTACTATCCTCCCTGCAGTATACTTCTATAATTCCATTCAATCCTAAACTTTCATGATAAGCAAGTGCCTCGGATCTAGCATGGAATTCTTTCTCTGTATACTTTGCTAAGTGTTTAGGATCGCTCCAACTTGAGCGTCCATGGTATTTCCTAACAACATATACCCTCATTTATTGTCCTCCACATCGATGATATGATCAATAATACGCTTTAAATCTCTTATATTGTCAAATGGCATCACTGCATCATACAGATCCTCAAAATATGAATCAGTAACAAATAAATCATCCATGCCAAGTACAGCGATCTCTAGTTTGCCATTTATTTGGGCAATAGATAGAGTTCTGTTGGCCCGTATTGGTATATGTACATTGTCTAAACTCATTACTTGTCCTTTCTTAAATCATTAGTTGTCAGTTTGCTTGCGTTCATTCGTCCTTTATTCACGTTAAGAGGCTTACTTGGTTCTTTCCAAAATGAACTACCACGGTAACAGTGTCTGTGATAGTTTGCTATTACACTATCGTTTTCATATAAAACAATGCCAGTCCCTTTCTTGATTTTCTTACCGCATATATCACACCTCATCGCTTGTCCTTTCTATTTTTAAAAGCTATCACACTGGCCCATATCAGCCCAGAGAGCCAAACCAGTGCGAATAGTAAATAGATAAAGTTTTGTAGGTTCATGTTAATTCCCATCTATTTGTTATACAGTATTACATTGCAACCTCCAACATTCTCTGGGGGTTAGTTTTCTGATTCGATAGCCATCTGATAAGTGATTATTTTCGTGATAGCTATTACTTGTCAAAGTAGGAGCGATATCATGTTCTCCACCTTGATTATAACCATGACCACGCTGGATGATTTTAGGCTCAAGTCCTCCCCCTTGATAGGCTCTGATGGTTGGTGCAATCCCATCTGTTTTGTAAACAACTCCACATTGATTGAAATTGGGTTGCAATGTTCCAAATTGTTTTATAGTATTGCTTTTTACCGTTATTTTCTGCCCCTCTCCCTTATTTGTTGTAAGTGTGGGAGCTAGACCATCAGCCTGATAGACTTCTCCATTCATGCCATTGCCGGACGGATTAACATTTCCGATTTTTATTACCGATTGACAACTAATTGGCTGACTTTCTCCACTGAGAGGAAAAACGCTTCTGGTACATTGTCCTCTAAGATGTCCGACAATGAACACACGTTCCCGGTTTTGGGGGACTCCAAAATTCTTGCTGTTAAGCACTTGCCATTCCACATCATACCCCAGTTCATCAAGCGCTCCGATGATTGTTTTAAAGGTGTTTCCTTTGTCGTGGTTGAGGAGTCCTTTGACGTTTTCAAGAAAAAGAAGTTTAGGTCTGAGAATAGATGCGAACCTTGCGATTTCAAAGAAGAGAGTTCCTCTTGTATCTTCAAAACCTCTTCTAGCTCCCGCAATTGAGAAAGCTTGGCACGGAAATCCTCCACAGATAATATCCACACGTCCGATTCTTCGAATAGACTCATCTGATACCGTTGTGATGTCATGTAATTCAATCTCTCCTCTCGTATCGTGTATGGCTTTATAAGACTTGCGAGCAAATTTGTCAATTTCGCAAAACCCTACACATTCATGCCCGGCGGATTCCATCCCAAGACGAAATCCACCAATTCCTGCAAATAGATCCAAAAATTTCATTCAGCACCTCTCAAAATGGCAAATCGCTTTCATCGATGTCCATCGGATTTGCGTAGTTAGGTGGCATCTGTTCTGTCATGCTGTTTTGATTTGCGGTATTGTCACGCTTTTCAAGAACTTGGAAACTTTCTGCGACAACTTCAGTCACATATACACGTTGTCCTTGCTGGTTCTCGTAACTTCTTGTTTGGATTCGTCCAGTGATCCCCACAAGCATTCCCTTCCTCGTCCAATTGCAGAAGCGTTCTGCTTGTTCTCGCCACATCACACAGTTGATGAAATCTGCATCATATTCATCATTTGCATTTTTGAAATTACGATTGCATGCAATATTGAATTGAGCTGTTGCGATGTTGTTAGGTGTGTAGCGTAGTTCTGCATCTCTGGTCAATCGACCAATAAGAGTCACATTGTTAATCATTATTATCCTCCGACATTATTCGTTTCAGCAGCTTCCTTGACTGCTTCTGCTTTCTTGCGTTCCTGCATTTGATATTCTTGATTTAATTTATTCAAAATGACATCTTGTGCAGTATTTTGTTCTGCCATTCTTTGAATGCTCAACTCATGCTCCTGAATCGTCCATTCCATATCTTTGATTTTGTTTTCTTGATCTACTAATCTAGAATTGAGATTGATAGCAATGACTAGTGAAATAACTGCCAATGAGATCAAATTAATAATCAGCCAATTGATTTTACTTTTCATCTTCAACTACCCTTTCTATTCTATACTGGCCAGCTTCTCTTCCTTGTTCATTCAAGTGTATATAATACTTGAGAATTGACACATCTTTGCCAGTGATCTTGCTTAGTTCTTTGATTGGAGCAGTACAGATGTATTTTCCTTGATCAAAGAATCTATAATCTGTCAATTCTTCTGGATCTCCCATCAGTGCCTTCTCGTCAATGTTGAAGAATTTGCATAATTCTTGGACATGAGCTGGTTTTATATTTTTGTTTGTGATCCATTGTTGAATTGTATTTGGATTTCTATTCAATTTCATTGACAGCTCTTTGCGTGTTAGTCCTTTACCAAGGATCAACAATTGCAATTGTTGACGAAAGTGATCCATCTGATTTCTCGTGTAATATCTCATGCTGTCACTCCTGTTCATGACTTTTTTTCAAATCCTCAATGAGCCATTCAAGATATTTCTTAGCCTTATCCAAATCTTCAAGCCCATTCTTCTTCTGGAATCTACATAGATACTTGATAGCATTTCCCCAATAGAATCCCTGAACCCCTTTCAGATTTCCTGCAAAGTTCCGGATGACATCAATGGATTCCAGACCATATTCACCGCAATAGTGATTTGGCTTATTCACTGAATCATTCATTTCTTCTAGAATTTGTTCAAATGACCGTTCTTTCATTTTAGTCGTTCCTCCTTAATCCAAACACCATCCACTAATTTTCCTGTTCGATCTTTGATTTCTTCATAAGCTATATTCAAGCACTCAACGAAGTCATGATGTAGCAATGCTGAAATTCGCATCAACTCATAAACAACATTTTTTAGTTGGTATGATTGTCGATTGAAATAAGCTGCCAATGATTGGTCCATCATCAAGACGAAATAATCTTCTGACTTTGCTGCATTGGAAAATACGAATGTATTATTTTCTGGGAAAATCTCTTCTGTTTTGATTTCTAACTGTAACGTCAAACCGATTAATACTACAGTGATGTCTCCGATGCTATCTTTCGTGACTTCCTCATCGTTTTCTGCCAGTCCTCGTGATAATTCACCGATCTCTTCATACAATTTCAAAAATTGCTTGTTTGGATCCTGTGTTTGCAAATTCCGGTCATAAAACCAGCGCTGAACTTTTGCGATTAAATCTTTTAGTTGTTTATTTTCCATCAATATCTCCTACTTTCTGTATTTTCTGGGAATTTAAAAATATGTTTGCTCGCACCCTTGAAGATTCGGTCAGCAAGGGCCTTGTTGTAAATTGTTTTAATATCGTTGCTCGATAAGTTTGTGTTAAAAAATGTTGTTTGACGATTGTCCAAGATCTTAAACAGTACTCGTTGTCTCCACTCATTTGCTTCTTTTAGGTTTTCACTCATACTGCTCTCTTTCCCTAAATCATCAAAGAAAAGAAAATCAACGTTACTCAGTAGATTTACAGCATAACTTTCTGTGAAGTCTCCTCGATTATTGAAACTTTCTTCAATTTTCGAAAAAAGCGCAGAAGTTGAAATGAATAGCACACTCTTTGGTTGCTTGCATTCTTTAAATTTTTCATTTAATGCTTTGGCTATTCCAATAGATAAATGGCTCTTGCCAACACCTGGAGGACCACTCAAGATCACATTTCCTGTTTCGTACTTTAGAAAGTCTCGCAACATTCTTTTTGAAAAATTCAAAGCTTGTTCACACGACTTATTTCCAGTATCGTAATTATCAAGTGTCTTATCTTCCAATTCCTTGGAATAGATACTCTCACGATCAAATACTTTGTATGTATTCGCTAGAATTGACTGGATAACTGCTTCTTGCGTTAGGTGTTTCTGCAATTCATTGATTCCTTCTTTTTCGCATTCTGGACAAATGTCAATCGATTGCTGGGCTCCATTGATCATGACTTTCGCATTGATCATCTTTGATCCGTGCTTGTTACAAAATTTAGGTTTGCTTGTCGAATCGACTGTATAATCCTGATACATTAAAATCCCAACCTTTCATCTTGTTGCTGAGTTGATGCACTCGAAGGCATCTTTTGATTTAAGTACTTTTCAAATTTAGTCGCATTAAACAATGTGTCTGGAGTTAAATACTTGGACATCTTAGAATCATTTTTCCATTCAAGGCTTTTTACATCAATAACATGTTTAAAATCATCTATTGAGTAATTCTCACTTAAACGACCATTAATTAGTCTTTGGGTAGATTTGCTAGTAGATTTAAAATGAGATCCTGTTTTGTCATTTAGATATTTGATAATTTCATCATAGACATCAGATTGAGCTTTTTGCTCCTTATCTATATCTATATCTATATCTATATCTATATCTCCGTTGCCTTTTGTTGCATTAGTGTTGCATTGCAACGCTTTTTGATTCTCTCGATGCTTGCGAGACCTACGGGTGCTTGCTGTTTCACTACCTACCATCTCAGGAACTTGTTCAAGATTAAACTGATAATTGTCTGATGTAGTCAATAATTTCTTTTTTGTCAAAAACATCAGTGTCAATCTAATTGCTTCTGGATCTTCGTCTATCAAAAGAGAAAGTTCTTCGGCTAGATCTTCTGCTAGACCCTCGAAATATAACTTCCCTTGCTCTGCTAGACTTGCCAGCATCATTTTTAGGTAGATGATTGTGATTTCTTCCCCACCTGGAAGCTTTCTCATGAGCTTCATTTCTTTGGAATTAAAGAAGTCATCTTTTAGTTGTAACCAGTAATATCTACGATTCTCAGTTACCATTAATCAAGCCTCCTTATTTGAAAATTTCGCATACTCCTTGTGAAAGAATAGTTTGACTGTCCCTAAACTGCCATGTCTATTTTTTTCAAGGATCAATTCTGTAACATTATCAGGTTCTTCCTGTTCTTCACGATTGTAATAGGCTTCTCGGTAGAGAAATGCTACTATGTCAGCATCTTGCTCGATCGAACCGGACTCTCTTAAATCTGAGAGCACAGGCCTTTTGTCATTTCGTTGCTCAACCCCACGAGATAGCTGACTCAATGCAATTACCGGAACTTTCAATTCCTTTGCTAATATCTTCAACTGTCTAGATATCTCAGACACCTCCTGTTGTCGATTTTCTCGACCTCTACCAGTGATTAGCTGAAGATAATCAATTACAATCAATCCAAGACCACCAGTCTCTTGAGACAAGCGCTTGGCTCTTGAACGAATCTCAGCGATTTGGATTCCTGCTGTATCATCAATATAGATTTTTCCTTTCGCAAGTTGCTCTTGTGCCAGGATCATCCTGCGCCATTCACTTTCAGAGAGATTACCTGTTCTAACGTGGTACGATGGAATCAAGCCTTCTGCTGAGAGCATACGCTCTACAAGGCTTTCAGCCCCCATCTCAAGGGAAAAAATTGCCACTGGTTTTCCTGCTCTTATTGCCACATTTTGGGCGATATTTAGAGCAAAAGCTGTTTTTCCCATCGCTGGCCGTGCTGCAAGAATAATTAAATTATCAGTGTGTAGACCAGTCGTGATATTGTCGAAATCTGTAAAGCCTGTTGGTGTCCCTGTTACATCACCAACACGTTGCGAGCGCTCATCAATAATCGACTGCGTAGAATCGATAACATCGATGATTGGACGAAAGCCAGTCTGCTTGTCATTTGCTATGTTTGACAAAGCTTGTTCAGTCTGAACTAGTATGTCATTTAGATCTGATTGACCATCGTATACGTTGGCTATTGTTTGATTGAGGTCTTCAATAACCTTTCGTGCTCTTGCTTTTTCAGCTACAACCTTGGCATAATGCTCAATGTGAGCACTGGTTGGTACAGCATTGATAAGACTAGCGAGAAATGCCATCCCTCCAATTCGGTCAAATTCTCCTATTGAGTCAAGCGCTGATTTAACTGATACGGGGTCAATTGGTTCTCTCCTGTCCGACAAATCTTCCATGATTCCAAAGACAATGCCGTGTGATAGCTTGTAAAAACTTTCTTTTGTGAGGTACTCTGAAGCAATTAGGATTTTATCTGGATCAACGAATACTGATCCGATTACTGCTTGTTCAGCAAGAAGATCGTGAGGCAGGATTGTGTTGTTTTCTGCCATAAATTAGCTCCTATCTACGATATCCGAAACGCATTGCTTCTCGTGCTTCTTGAATACGTTGCTGTTCAGCAATCATCTTTTTCAATTCTCGTTTTGATTCTTTGCATCGCTCGCTAATTGAGCTGATGATGATCATTTGGAATAGGACCACGATGATTAATACTCCGACTAAGATTTCTGCTAACATTTTAATTCCTCCAATATTCTTTTATAAAAATAATTCCTGTGTTATAATTAAGTTATAGTTCTTTCAAAGCGCCTTTTTCAAAGGGTGCTTTTTATTTTTGTAGTGTTCGACAGAATCGCTGAACATCTTCCAAATTGTAGAGATACTTCCCGCCCTTTCCGGACTGTTGAAATTGAAATTTCCCTTGGTCTCTCCATTCTTCTAGTTTAGTTCTACCCCATCCGGTCGCTTCCTGTAGCTGTTTGATCGGCACCCATGTAATATGTCTGCTTGATCTGCGCTTAGCTTCTTCCATAGCTTTGATGTTGAGTGAAACCAGCTCTTCAAAGAGTTTATCTTTAAATTCAGTTCCAAATAATTCTAGAACCATGTAAGCCTCCTTACCCCACCAAACTCATTTGTCCATTCCGGGCTTTGATTTCTAGCTTAGTGTTTGCTGATGGCTCCCAATTATCCCAATAGTCGAAAGCTTTTTCCTCGTCCTTGCGCTTCAATAAGTCGTAGCGTGGAATTCGGAAATAGTCCTTGAAGTCTTTAGCAGCCTGAGAAAATACAGATTGTGCAAAATGTCGGTCACGGTATGCCTGGCTGTCTTTACCACCGAGCAGGGCCACGACCTTTTTCTTGCGTAGTTTTTCCAATGCCAGACATACCGAAGGGTTGACTGGTTGCTCATTCTTCAGATAATCAACATCGGCTGATAAGATGGACTGGCCTTCTTTCAGCTTTTTTAATTCCTGGAGCGCATGGATCATTGCGTCTTCTACCACTAACTCGGTAGGTTGAATTGTCACTTCATTCATTATTCAAATTCTCCTTCTAAAATGTTGCTTTCTTTGCGGATATCGTTCAAGTCGTTGAAGAAACGAATTCCTCGATTGATAAAACTATCAAATTCATTTCGGATGATCCCGTCTGCTTTGAGGACTTTCTCCTCGTCTGCGTAGATTAGACCACCCATGCTTGCTAAAAAGTCATTACCCTTCTGCAATAGGCTTGTGATGTTCTTGTAGGCTGAGATTTGCTTCTGTACGCTGTTGAGTTGCCCTTGCGATTCTTCAATCGCTCGAGTCAATTCATCATACTGTGCAGATTTCTTATCGACCTCTTCACGCTGAGCCAGTGTGTCAGCAAGTTGCTTTTCGATAAATTCGGAGCGTTCTTCCATGGCTTTCACGGTTTTAGAGAGTTCCTTATTCTTTTCTAGCAATTGCTTGTTAAGGTCCTGTGTGGCCTTGTAATCGTCTGGGACGACTTCCTTGATGGTTTCCTTGACTTCGGTCTTGGAAGACTTGATTTTCTCGTTCTCAGCTCGTAGACGTTCGTTTACTAGCTTGCTGAGCTTGAGTTTTTTCTTGACTTCCTGCAGCTCTCGCACTGTTGGAGTGTCACCATCTTCGATGCGTTGGATCTGCTCCTCTTTCTCTTCTTCTGGCAGAGTTGCTATCAGATGAAGTGCTGTTGTTCCTAAATGTCGTAACGTTTCGACATTTGGAAGTTCTTTTGCTATTTTCATTGATTTGTAAGCAAAATCTTTGTCAAGTCCAAGATTTTCGTGCCACTCTCTGAACTCACCATGAACCAGATTATGTTCTTTCACATGATTCAATCGTCTGCCAATTTCCCAAATCGACTGGCCAGCTATTTGCTTGTGATGACTGATTTCAAGTTCTATCTGAGATAGATTATTTGATAAAGCTATTTCGTTCACACGCTTTTTCCTTCCTAAATTTGGTATAATAAAGATAATAAAGTTTGCGGAGTATAATCATGACTGAAAAAATTTGTTTTATTGTGACTGCTATTGGTGAATCTGGTACACCTACCAGAGAGCGAGCCGACAATGTATATAAGTATCTTATCGCCCCTGTTTGTGAAGACCTTGGTTATAAACCTGTTCGTGTTGACCACGTCAATGCGGTTGACAACATCAACGAAACGGTTATAAACTACCTCAAGACTGCCCCTATGGTTGTAGCAGATATGACGGATCATAATCCCAATGCATTTTACGAATTAGGTTTCAGACAAGCTCTTGAACTACCTCTCGTCCCAATTATAAAGGTTGGAGAAAGACTCCCTTTCGACGTTATTACAACCCGAACCATTTTCTACGATACAGACGTATCAAAGATAGAAGAATCAAAAAGTAATCTTAAAGCTAAGATACAAAGTTTTGAAAACTTCCAAATGCCTGAGAGTAGCTTTGATAAAAGCGTTACATTAGATGCTCTTGATGATAAACTAACTAAAAAACTAGACAAAATACTAAATCTTCTTGAAAAAAATCAGTCAAACTCTTCTCCCGGAATCATTCGTGGTTTAAATTTAAACGAATCACAATTTGACTATCCGTCATTAATTAAACGTTCTGAAGATATGATTACTCAGATTCAGAACCCGCTATCATCCCTCGAAGATAAGAAATAAGTATTTCCTGCTGCTTTTGGATTTCAGAAATTTCTTCAATCTTCCCGTTTATAAGTATAATTGTCCTCAAAACATCGTTGAGGGCATTTTTTTCAATTTCTTTCATTCTGTCCTCCTACTCCTCAAATTTCTCCCATGACTCATTGATTCGCAATTTTTTGTTAATGCGAAGTTTTAAGTCATCGCTACCTTTTCCTTCTTTGAAAAGTTGAGTTATTGTAGCTGGACTTACACCGACGACAGTCGCTAAGTCTGATCGTGACCACCCTCTTTTTTCGAGAGCTTCCTCTACTAATGAATTCCATCGTTTATGTTGTTGGCTCATCATATTGTCCCTCCTTTCTGCTTTTTTTGTAAAACAGTAAAAGAATTAGTCAAAAACTTTATAAAATTCCTTGACATTTTTTAAAATTAATTCTAAAATTAAGGCATAGTTAAAAGACATCTTAAAAACCTTTTATCTCTAATGATTCTCGCTCGCCAAAGCCGTCATTTTTTAAAAAGCTTTTATATGTTGTTTTGCTAACTCTTTTACTTTACAAAAACTATTTTAAAACTAATTCTAATTTTTGTCAATAGTTTTTAGAATTAATTTTAAATATTTTTTGTCGTATCTTAGAAAGGTTGATATATCAATGTTTTCGACGTTCGATAAAATTAAAGAACTTTGCCAAAAGCAAGGGATTTCGCTTAACCAATTAGAAGAAAAACTAAATTTTAGTACAAATTATCTTTATAGTATGAAAAAGGGAAATCCGAAAGCTGATAATCTTCAAAAGATCGCTGATTATTTTAATGTGTCCACCGACTACCTCTTGGGACGCACAGAAAATCCAAACATTGCAAAAGATGGTGATGCTTCTGCACCATTGGACCTCAGAGATATTGCTGCACAATCAATGTTATTTGACGGAAAACCATTGACGGAAGATGACATAGATTTCATTACAGCAGTTCTGGAGGCGCACTTGAAAAATAAATAGAGGTATACTATATGACAGTACAAGAGCTTTGTGCCAAAGAAGGTGTGAATCTCTGCTACTTTGATGGAAGCAATTGGCACAGCCCGGGCTTCTTCAATCCTGCGTTGAATGTTCTAGCACTCGACTTTAATTTGTCTGTAGAAGATCAAAAACAAGTAGCTCTTCACGAGTTAGGACATAAAGAACACACTCCAGTTCAATATGAGTTGAACAGAGAGCTTTGCGAATTACAAGCTGACAGAAGTATGATTCATCATTTGCTTGAAGAAGAGCTGAAGTTGATGGATGATGTAAGAGATTTCAATTATCTGCATTTCATGGAGAAATACAGTCTAAAGACCATCGCAAGTGAAACGATGGTCAAAGACGAATATAATTCACTAGTTAGTTAAAAAGGAGAAAAGCAATGGCTATTTTTGGGAAGAAACACGATGAATCAGAAGAAATTCAACTCTTTGAATCTACTGAAAATGAGAAGACATTTTTCTTTGCTAATCAAAAAACTCTAGTAAGAATTGATGATTATTTCATTCGCATAGCTCGACAAAATACAATCAGCAATACTTTGTTGCAAGGTTTAGATGGGGAAAAATCTATACTACTATCAAAGATTACTGCTTACCAATTGAAAGAACCGGGTAAAACAGTAGGCTATCTTCAGTTGATTTTCCCCGGCAGTATTGAGCCAAAAGGGGGAGTGTTTGATGCTGTGAAAGATGAGAATACAATCACATTCAACAAAGAGGATAAGGCTAAAATATTAGAAATCAAGAATGCTATTGAGAAAGCACTGATAAACAATTAAGAAAAATAAAAAAGCCCTGCACTCAACATTTGGGGCGTAGAGTACAGGGATACTGTTAAGGCATAAAATAGGCTTGAAAAAGCCCTTTTCGCCATGCCTATTGTACCAATAAACGAGGAAAAAGGCAATGGAAATAAAATCTTATAAAAAGAAGAATGGTGAAACGGCCTACGGTTTTAGGATATATGTAGGCAAGGAGAACGGAAAAGATAAGTATGTCAAGCGTCAAGGATTTTCAACTAAAGCAAAGGCACGGGCAGCACTCTTGCAACTTCAAGACGATTTAGAGAATGGGGAACCAGCAAAGAAAGAAATTACAATTGAGGAGGTTACAAAGAAATGGCTCAAAGAGTATGCTGACACTGTTCAGGATAGCACTTACATCAAGACTGAAAGAAATATCAAAAATCATATCTATCCTGTTTTTGGTAGTCAGAAAATAGCTTCCATCACCCCTCTTCAATTACAGGAACAGGTCAATGAATGGTCTAGAAAATTAGTGTATGGGCGCAAGTTGAAAGGTCTGATGAATAACATTTTTAAGTATGCCATCCGTTATGGCTATATTTCAGCCAATCCTGTTGATAGCGTGACCACACTTGTCAAAAAAGAGAGTGATTCTTCTAGTGATTTTTATGATAAAGATGAGCTAAAATCATTCATGAAATTAGTGGATGATACGGATGATCTGAGAAAGAAAGTCATGTTCCGTCTTTTTGCGTTCACAGGGGCCAGAAAAGGGGAGATTTTAGCTCTCAAATGGACTGACTGGATAGATAACACCTTGAACATAAATAAGGCCATTACAAGAGGATTTGAGGGCGAATCTGTGGGGGGTACTAAAAACAAGAGTAGTGTCCGACTGATTAGCCTGGATCAAAGAACAATTGATCTGCTATCAGAGTACAGAGAAATGAATCCTACTGCCACTTTCATTTTTGAAAGTCCTGAAGGAAAGCCTATTCCAAGTTCATTGCCCAGAAAATGGCTTTTGCAGATTGTCAAAGGCACGGATGTCAAGCCTATCAAGATTCACGGTTTTAGACATACACATGCCAGCTTGTGCTTTGAGGCAGGCATGACACTGAAGCAGGTCCAGCATCGTCTTGGTCACTCTGACTTGAAGACAACTATGAATGTATACACACATATCACCAAGCAGGCAAAAGATGACATTGGTGAGAAATTTGCTAATTATATAGATTTTTAAATGTTTCAGTTATCAGGACAGACTCTTTTCAAAAAGGGTCTGTTTTTGGGTCTGTTAATTTCAAAAAGGTATGGGAAAGAATAGAAAATATAAAAATAAAAAACATTGAATTATCAATGTTTTAGAAAGTTTTAAGAAGTTTCAAAAAGTATATATGGAGCCGGTGGGAGTCGAACCCACGTCCAAACACCTGCCAGCATATTTGTCTACAACCATAGGTTATGTCTTAGTTTAACAGCTACATGACACATAACTCAAGTCCTGTACCTGCGAGTCTATCAATCTCTTATCTAACTTCTAGACAAAGTTAGATCGTATCTCGCTAAAATTAAGACCTGTCATCAAACACGAGCGATTCGAATCGGGTCACGCCTGCTGGTGTTTAGGCAGCTAAAGCGTAAGAATTATTATTTTTTGCAGTTATATTTAACTGGCGTTTTACATCCGCTAGATGAGTTGCAAAATATACCTCATAATGCCTGTCGAATCCGTAACGACCCCAAAACGAATACATTTAGTATATCAAAATGTAGCTAAAAATGCAAAAGAAAAAAATTGAACAAGAAGGCTTCCACTGGGGAGCTCCTTGTTCAATTAACTGTTCTTATTGAAGGTTCAACTTGTACTTACTGATATAGTGAATGGTGAAGTACATAGAAACAATCTTGATGACTTCATAGATGAGTCCTGGGATAAAGATAGACCCCCATTCCTCCATATTTCCGTTGTTATAGAGCAGATGGAGTAAATCATTAGTATTTCTAGCTGGTTGGACTGCTGTACCAATGATACTTAACACAAGGTACAAGAGAAAGAAAAACAGAATCGTCTTCAATCCACGACGATTTTGGAACAGTTGGCCAAGTGCAATCGATACATAGAATAAAAGGATTCCTGAAGCGGTGGTAAAAATCCACCAAATGATAATCCAATAAGCGATAGAATAACTAAAAAGCTCGAAAATACTAAATACAGCAGAGAGGTCTTCTCCAGTAACAGCTCCCATCACAAGTATTGTGATAAAACCACTAAAAAATAGTAGGAATAGGCAGTAAAGACTCGCTACTAAAGCTCCTATAAATTTAGATAAAATGATGGCATGGGGGTTTGCTGGAAGAGTCCAGGTCAAGTAGCCTTCACGTCCGTATAAGTTGGAATAGAAACGACGGATAATGATATAGTAGTTACTAAGATAAAGGCCGATCAATCCCCCAAAAATGAGAATCCCAAGAGTCCCAGTTATGATTTGCATACTATTGGTTTCCATATCCACAAAACTGTTTGTAGCACTTCCACCAATAACACCTGTAATCACTGACAAACCTAGTGCGATCAGTGTGATCAATAAATACCACTTAGCTGTCGATTTAAATTCATATTTTAATAATTTACCAAACATGGGGTCCTCCTAATAAA